CAGCCATTTCGACCCTTTCTTACACCCATTCCGCAGGGAGTCAGTCTGCGGGTGAGGTCAATCGACTACTGGTTCATCGGACTCATTGCCGTAGTCTGCAATGGCCGAGTTTAGTTTTTGGGTTGCAAGCGATTCTAAGGTCGCCACACAACCTCTATAACCTTTAGCCCATCCACACGCCTCCGCAAGTCTGTCATGGTTTTTCATGATTGCGGAGGCATTTTGGCGCAGGGTTAGGTTCAAAAGGATCAGGCTTAACTTGCGGCCTGTCGGGGTAGCTAGGAACGCAGTCCACGCCTTTTCGTCCTCCTCCTCCCACTTGGGTTCATCCACCCATTCTTGGTTGCGGATGAAGGCTAGGATGGCTTTTAGTTTTCTCATAAAGCTACCGCCCAAGAGTCACCCTGGAAAAGCACGGCTTCCTTTCCGTTAAGAGTCTCGGATAAAGCCTTCTGTACAGACGGGAAGGACCAATCGTGGCCAGCCAAGACCCCGCCTTTACGCAGTTTCGGCTTCCACCCTTGGATGTCTGCCACAACCGCTTCATACCTGTGATCGCCGTCAACATAGACCAGATCCAGGGATTCATCGCCAACATCGGGAAGCGCGTCAAGACTTTTCCCGCGCCTGAAAGATACGTTACCAAGCCCCTTGGTGCGGTTCTGGAAAGCCTCAAAAACAAACTTCATTGGACATTGATGGCTGGCCACATCGTTTAGGTCGTACCCGTTGATCCAGGGATCGACCGCCAGAACATCCTTGAAATACTTGGAAATAACCTCGGTGCCCTCCCCGCTATACGCGCCGATCTCAACAGCCTTGCCGTTTGCGCCCTGCTCGTTTGCCCACTGGCAAAGCCTGGCCAACCCTTCCTGCTGGAAGGGCGGTCGCATTACGGGAACCTTCAAGCAGGCATCGGAGCGGCGGGTTGCGCGGCCTGCGGAGCAATCTGCTCGGCAGCACGCATTTCCTGTTTGGCCGCATCACGAAGCTGTTTCTGGATGGCGCGGGAGGTGTTGGGATCGACCTGCTCCAAGGCAGCCAAGTGCTGCTGGAGGTGCGCCATGAGTACCTGCATGGACGCCTGATCGACGGGTTGCTGGCGGACTTGCGCCGCCTGGTTGAATTGAAAGAGAACCTGGATGTGGATCTTGTGGTCGTCGGAGGGCTTGATCTGGACGGGGAATCCAGTGGCAAGCATGGTGGCAATCTCGCTTGCCTGATCCTCGGCCTGATCGCCCATCCCGGCCTGCGGGTCTTGGAACAGACGGCGCACCAGCGAAGGATCGTCCTGCTCGATGACCGACTTGACCAGTTCGCCCTGATTGACGAAGGGGTTGTTAAGGAACATCTGCATCCTGGCGACTGCTTTCTGGAGCGAGAACTGGCGATTGATAAAGTCCAATCCACCCTTCGGCTCAATCGAGTACTCCTCGTGAATACCTTCGGGCGGCATCGCGCCTGTCTCCTCGGCATATCGGAACATGAGGTCACGCTTGTTGTACTGGACATAGAGCGACCAGCACTGCTTGAAGAGATGGGATAGCCCCATCCTAAAGATTCGGTTACGAAGATCGCCAGACGCTGCGGCCTGCGCCTGCAATGCCGAAATCTCGGTCGCAGTCTTGCGGTCTGAAACCTGATACTGCGAACCGGCCCCGAAGTCGGGATTGCCCATGCGGGCTTCGGCCAGCATCCGCTCCTCCAGCATCAAACGCTGGAAGTCGAAGGGCGGCTGGCTGAACTGCACCGGCTTCAACCCTTGCGGAAGGATCTGGCCGGGTTGCATCTTCAGGTTGGCGGTGTTGAGGCTGATAGGATTCTGCGCCTCGAAAACGGGTCGGTTGGCCAGTTCAACGTAATCGCTCAGGCTATTCTTCAGCTTGTTGAGCAGATTCTCTCCAGGGAGGAGGATTTCTGCGACTCCCCGTGGACTGTACCAACCGCCCCCTGTTACCTCATAGGGGAAATCAACGAAAGGAGGTTCCTTATGCGAGTATGGAAGGATGAACGGCTTCCTTACATCTTCGGTGACAACCAGCGGGCTGTAAGTCTCAACCTTCCATCCGTCCTCGGAGGGCGTATACATCTCCCAAAGAATGATGCGATCATTCTCAGCTTCCTGAGTAATTCCCTCGCGGCGGTAAATCTCGTCCTGAATTTCACTTCGTAAGCCCACCGATTTGGACGGCTTACCAGAAATGATCTTGATGAAGTTCTCATCCTGCTTGTAAAGGGGATTAGCCTTATAGGAATCGACGCTGGTTGAGATGATGTGAACAATGAAATCGGCATCCTTAAATTCCTTGGTGTACGAAGGTACGATAATATGGAAGGGGTCAATCGCCTCGAAGTCAATCCGCTTCTTGTCCTCGTTCCAGATCACCTTGGCCACGCCGCGTCCGTAGAGCAGGATGTTGTCAATGACGGAAACGATCTCCTTCTGGAAGTTGGACTTCTCGCGCATCTGGTAGTCAAACCACCGCTCGGCGGAAACGGTCAGGGGGGTCAACTGCTGGCGCATCGGGACGAAGCTGGAAAGGATGTCGTTGCCGATGGCGGAATTGACGAAGGAGGGTTTTAGCTTCTCAATCGCCGTGTCGATCAACTGGACGTGCAGATCGGCTGCGGTCGGCCAAGGCTTGACCTTGCGGCGCACACCGAAGTAGCGGGCCTGGTAAAACAGCCGTTGCCGGTTCTCCCAGGTTTCCCGCTGGTTGAGGGCTTCGATGATCCTGACGTAATAATCGTTACGGCGCGTGTCTTTTGCGTTCATTGTTCCCGCTCCCTGTTCAGTTCAAATTGAAGATCGTTGACATAATGCAGAGCGCGTTTTGCCCATGCACGGACGGCAGGATCAGAGTTGCGAACAGCCGGATAGTTCTCATCGCGCATCAGCGCCTCAACGGCCCCGGTCGTGTTCGTTGTCGGGGTCGTCGTGGCGCAGCCACCAAGGTTGAGGGCCAAGATCGCGATCAATGGAATCACGGTTGTTGCGCCACTCGCCTTCGGCGCGGTCAATGCGTTTCTCTTTCCAACCCGGAATGAGGCGAAGGATCGACGCGATGATGTTAAGAATCGCACCGATCACTTAAAGTTATTTGATGTGGAGGCCGAGCGTCTTGAGGAAGTTGACAACCTTCTCCAGCACCGAATCGTCGGCGGGGGTCGGGGTCAGCTTCACAATGATGCGGGCGGCAAGCACGATGCCACCAAGGGCGGCAACAATCTCGGTCCAATTAGCGGTGATCCAGTTCCAGATATTCATATTAACCTCCTGCGTCGAAGCCAGCCATAACGGGATCGCTCGATTCCATCAGGGCTTGCAATGACCTCCACGTTGGCTTCTCCACCGGAAAGGTCAAGTCGAAACTGATATTACCACCATCAAGGCAGAGGGCAAGGGCATCGGCTCGGTCAGGGCTTGCGAGTCCCCTGGAGCGCATGGAGTCCTTGGACTCGACTCCCAATTTTCCCTTGGAATTAACCAGGCTTCGGCGGCAGGTCAGTTGCGCCGTCAGTTCGTCGTCTTCGGGCAGGATGATCTCGGCATTCTCGATCTTCTTGGCCATCCCATACCACATCTCGGCGGCGCGGTTGGTGTAGGCATCGGTGTCGTAGGCGGTCGAGCCAAAGTTGACCCGCTGCACCTCCCATCCCGCCTCGGCCAAGGCATCGCACATGGGCATACCCAGGCCGCTTGCGTCGGCATAGATGTCTTCGGCCTTTAGGCCGTGCTTCTTGAACTCGACGATGAAACGGCCTACGGCAGACATCGTATCCCTTTCGCGCCATGCCGTGATGGGTAAAACCTTGTTCCCATCCCGCACGCAAAGCACGTTGCAGTCGCCGCCTGCCGCAAAGTCTACGCCTGCGATCTTGGTCCCCGGCTTGAAGTCTGGCGGGCTGGTAAGGCAGTTCTGAAGCTGGTTCAGGTTGATAATCAAGCTTTCGTTGCCGATGTCCACAAACTCTCCATAGATCATGGAGCGGGTCAGAGGGTGTTTCTCGCCGTACCGCTGGATAACCTCGTCGATCTGCTTCTGGGTGATATGGGGGCAGTCGAAAGCGGTCACGGCGTGCTTCTTCCACATATCCGCCTCCTTGGTGAAGGCGCGATAGAAGGCGCCGCTGCTACCACCGGGGCTACTCGCAATAAGCAAGCGGGTAGGCTGACATCGGCTGATGGCTTCAAACAAAGGATCGGCAACGGTCTTGGCCTCGTCCACCACCATAAGCAATGGCGCAGTTTCGTGGTTCTCTGCGTGCCAGCCTTCAGCACGGCCAGGATCGGTCGCAGAATAGCCTATAATGCGCGATGTGTTGCCGTCAGAGTGCAGATAGCGGATCTCGCCAGATGTGACCTCCCAGGGACCGCCAAGCTTGGCGATATGGGAACGCAGGCTAGGCCAAAGCTGGGACTCGACCTGACGGAAGACACCGGCGGTCGTGACCGCGATGGAACGCTTGTAGACGAGCGCGTGCCATATCAAAACGCCGGAAATTACCGTGGAAGTCTTGCCGGAACCGTTGGCGGCGCGTAGGGCTACCCTGGAGTCGATTGGCTCAATATCTGCCAGTACGTCCTTTTGCCACTTGTAAAGATTGATGCCCAATACCTTGTCTGCGAAATACGCAGGGTTTAGCAGTTGCTCTAAAACTTCTTCAGGTGCCTTTTGGGCTGACTTGGGAATACGCTTCGGCATAACC